AGTGTTCTCGAAGCACCACTTATCAATTGGGTTATTGTTGTAGACGACTAGCTTACTTCGCATATCGTCCGCAACAAGCCTCATCGGGCTTGACATTGTGTATTTGTCTTGATTCACGCGCTCCATATCAAAGCCGCAAGACTCCATTTCCTTCACCCAATATTTTGCGAGCGCATTATCATAGCCGATTTTGTACGGCCTGATATTGTACTGCTTGTAAAGATTAAGGAACCATTGCGTTATGAGGCTGAAATCGTTTTCGTTTCCCGGGCTTACTTCGATTAAGCGGTCGTTTACCCACTTCTGATAATCCTTTTTATCTTCCACTGTTCCTTGGTCGATTTTGCTTTGTGGAATAAAATACTTCGTAATGATGTATTTTTTATCGTCACCAGGTCTCATGATTAACATCTTGGCGCATGTTAAGTCAGTAGTTTCGGAAAGGTCGACGCCACCGAGTCCGATACATCCGCGAAAATCTTCGAGATTATATGTAGTCTCGTTAAGGATTTCGTTTTCCTGTAGCCATGCTGTAGCGCTGTTTTGCTTGATGTTAAAATCCTTAGCTAGTACCGCCACTCTTGTTTCGTTATCGGTTTTAGCTTCTTCAACTAATTTCCTGACTGCCGAATATTTCTTGATAACACCTAACCCAGGATTGCTTTTCACCCATGCATCTTCGCTTCTCCACACTTCAGATTCCGCGTCTTGCGTAAATAGCCATATGAGCCAACGAGGTCGGTCTAGTTCTCTCTTTAGTACCTTTCTCGCTTCGATAAGTCGTTTGTCTAAGTAGCAGTCGCGCTTATACCCTTCAGTTGTCAATTCGAAATATAATGGGTCGTTCTGGGTAGTTAGCGCCTGCCTTATTGGCATTACCGCGCTGTCATCCATAAGTTCGTGAACTTCGTCAAACATCCCGATTCGTATGTTCTTGCCTTCCTTTGCGCCAGTCTTAGCAGATATTTTTAAGATATTTCCCTTGTTCGCGTAGCTGAATTTGCCTCTTTTTTTTGGCTTCTTTGGGTTTCCGAAGAAAATGCCTTTTATGTTTTTTCTCGTGACTCTTTCAAGCAACGGACTTTGTTCCCGCATAGCATTAATTGCACTGAACGCTAAATCGGCCTGAGTGTAGTCGTTGCTGCTGCATAAGATTTTTGTGCCCATTTCTCCACAGAAGAATTCAGCCAGAGAGATTGCGCTAATCAGTGGCGTTTTGCCGTTTTTTCTGGCAACTAGAAACATAACATCCTGATACAGCCGAACCCACGATTGTATTTCTTCGTCGTAAATACAGAAAATGTATATCGACTCAATGAATGCCTTTTGAAACAGCATTAGTATAAACGGCTTTCCGGCCGACGGAGCCTCGGCATGCTTGCAATGTTCTTCTATAAAGCGTATTCTTTTGTGTGCCTCAGCGAAATCAATTTTAATATTAGGGTCACTGAAATTCTCCATTAAAATATCGAGCATAAGCATCAGCTCGCGCCCGACTATAATTTCACCCGATTTGCACTTGCTGGTGTATTCCAATAACCAAGAATCAGGATACCGTTCGATTAAATCATTCAAACTCGCCAAGTCCATCATCATCATCGTCCTGCTCTGTGCTCAAATGTTTCATAAGCTTGTCAGTGATATTTGTGAGCAGCGCGCCATGCTTTGCAATCTCGCCAGATATTGGCAAAGTCTGCTGAATGGATGGATTGTCAGGATGAAACTTTACCAGTCCAGTAACAATCGCTTGCTCGTTCAGCCGCTTTAGGTACAGCGTTTCATAGGCTGCCTGCTCAATCATTGCATTTAATGCCTCAACTTTACTTTCGTCTGCAGCTTCAAACTTTTTCTTTAGCCGTTCAATCTCTTCCTGTAAACTCATTCGCCACCCTCCAGAAAAGTCAAATCCTATCAGCCAATTAAATCCTCCGCATCCTCGTTCTAGGTCGTCAGCTATCTCCCTAAGTTCTGCAATAGTATTTTCCCTTCCTGTTTCATTGATTAACTTATCACCTTTCACTTTCGCTCACCTCACGTCCGCACAAAGGACACATTTTGATCTTATATTCTTGAGAGTGGCACATTTCTGATGCAACATAAACATATAAAGTATCTCCATCTATGCAGATATGATTTTCACCGCACTTTATCACTGATTTACCGTTGCAGAAATCACAACCTCCCACGTTCTCACTCTCCTTTGTGCAATATCACAACATCTTGGAATTTCAAAAACGAAAAGTCAAATTTTCGGCGTGTGTTGCAAGGGTGACCATTCACAGTATGCGTATATGCTAAATAAACAGAAAAGACGGGGGGTATTTGTGCAAGTTGCACAGTTCTCGTTCCGTTTATCGTTCGTCATGTTGCACAAGTATCATCAACCTCAAACTCTACTTTTACTCATAGAATCTTAACTGTCGTTTTCACTGGCTCCGCATCAAAATATATAGCATCAAAATCAGTTGAGGCATCTAATAGATTCTTGCTCGCCAGTTCTTTAAACATAGTAATTTCGGTTTCATTTCCTATGATCTTCATCGTTACTCAGCCTTTCTATCTTCACGCGCCATGTCTCGCTGAATCTTCTCAGCTATAGCTTCTCTAACAAAATCAAGGCTAATCTCTTTTCCTTCAAACAAAGTCTCTATGTTCACTGTTATCCCATCTGTTTTCATAGTTCCCCCGTCCTCTCGTATGTCTCCCACCAGCTTCTGATGTACTCATCCCACACTGCTGGCTTTCCACTTGCTTCTCTTCTCTCAAGACATTCCTGCATCGTGCTATCACAACAGATCAGCTCTGCTCCTAATGACTCAGCCAGCCGTTCGCGCTCGTACTTATCTGGATAGCCACCGATAACATAGGCCGTGTAGAACTGCCCATACCTCGTCTTAATCTGATCTAGCAGATTGTCACGCACAGAGAATACATTGAATCTGACATTGTTTGGCTTGCTGTATAGCGGCTGCATCGTGATAGCTTGCCATAGCATGTCTATATCCAGAACGATATCTCCAGGTCTCATCAATTCTCTAACTAGAGTTGTTTTTCCAGACAAAGGAGATCCCCACACAACGAAAACTTTCTTTGCATTTCCAAATCTGTGATGAGATGCATTGTGGCAATCTAAGCAGATTATCTCTATTAAATCAGGATTGAGCGTTATCTCTGGATCGTCAACGTTATTCTCAGTTAGTTCGATTTTGTGGTGTCCGATCAGTTTCGCCCATTCTTCCTTAGTTGCCGCAACAAATCCACATCGTTCACACTTGCCTCCACGCTCGACCTTTAACTTATAAGAAAAATCTCTCCACGGTTTTTTTGTATAGAAGGAGTGAACCTTGTCCACGATACATCACCAATCATTCTTTTCGTCTTTCAACTTTTCGTACTCAAAGCGGTCTTCGGATAGCCGCTGTTTAGCTTTCCGCAACACGTCAACCCCTTGCAACTCCGCTAGCCTCGTAAGCGCGGCCTCCCTGCTGTACAACTTAAATTTAAAAGTTCCATTCGCTCCGAGTGACACTTCCGATATATTTTTTGTGTTTATATTTCGGCTGTCCTTTAGCGCAACAATCGGACGATAATCAAATATAGGTTCTCCGTCTTCATAACCTGCAACAGTCTTCTCAGTCCTAAATTCCAGATAGTTTGAAATATCGTCTTGCGCTATGCTTTCGATTTCGCGCAATATCTCTAACGCGGACATGATTGCTCTTTCTTCCGCTGCGGCAAGCACCTTACCGCGTAATTGTTCATACCTTACCGATACCTTACCAACTTTAAGTAGCTCAGATGCTTTAACATCAATTACCGCGTTAGACATCCTTTCGGCATTGTAAGCGGCTTTGTAAGCTTCCCTTTGACTCTTACCTTTGATAAGCCATTGCACAAACGTCTCTTGCTTTTTAGTTAGCATTCCACTCACATCACCACCACCTCACTAATTCTTATCACTCCATGCTCCCAACCCCTGCAATGTTTAGAGTGTACATTCCCTCAACGACCATAGTGTTATTTAATCTGTAGTTTCCTGATTCCTCCGATAACCTCTTGAATCAAACTATTGATTCGTTTCAACTGTTTTTCGATTTCGTCAAGTCCGTCTGCTTTTACGCTGACCGTCACTTCATTATTTCTTCTCTCAACGAAATGACCAATTGGTGTTATGTATCCAGAGCAAGCAGGACAATTGTATCCGTCTCCCGTGTGCGCAGATATCGCGCCACACTCAAGGCATTTAAATGCAATCTTTTTCATCCGCGTTTCCTCTTTTTGCAGTGTTGGTAGTTTTAATTTAGGTATCTGCTCTTTTGTTTGCTTATCCTGACATTGTTTCTGGCGTGGCACGGCGATCCGCTGCCCCGACATTGGCATCCAAGGAGGTAACATATTTCTCACTCCCATAATAAAAGCCGCCCATCTGGACAGCTTAAAAATAATTTAAAAAACTTTATAAATCACTATTGACATTACGCCGATAAAGGCGTATACTAATAACAGTTAATAAATACAACAAAACGGAGGGCACGAAAATGAAAACTCTTAACGACTACATTGCAATCGCTCAGGATATGGCAGATAACGATTATCACATTAATCTAGGCGTAGATCGTAAAGTTAATGTAAAAGAAACCATCGACTCCGCAACAATAGCAATTTACTGTTACACTCTTAATGGAAAATACAAAGGCGCGTACAAATGTGGTAGCTACAACAAAAACAATTGCGAATACAAACCCGGTTACGACGTAGATCTTGATAACAAATTAGTCAGATGAAAATAAAATTGGAGGTAATCAAATGAAAACAACAATTTATGCAAACTATGGAACTTTGGCACATGAAAAAGAAGTTGTATACGGAACTGCACCAAGTGATATCTGCGATGAGTTAACGGTTGAAATTCCAAATGCGTTCGAAACAGCTGACGGCTCAATAGCCGTAGAATTGTCTGGAATAACATATATGCTGTCAGAAGCACTCGGAAATGCTAATACACGCGGAGAATCAGGAAAACACAAAAGCAATCCTGTGCTGCGTTGGTACGACGGAGCAGAAACTCACACGATTCCATTGGTAGTGATTGCATGAGATATCAGAACGCACCAATTAATCACATTGCATATTTAAGGTCCATTGCTGGATTAACACAAAAATCTCTAGCAGATTCCGCTGGCGTCAATATCCGTCTTGTGCAAAAACTTGAGGGAAACGAAGCGAGCCCTGAAAATATAACGCTTAAAAACGCAATTGCTATATCTAGAGCATTAGGCGTATCGCCGGAGGATCTTGTGAAGCGATCCGAATCAATATACACGCCGGAGGAATAACCCTCCGGCTTTCTTTTTGCAAGTATAAAGCCACCCCCGAAGAGATGGCTTGTTTGTTTCGACACGCCCACAGGCAATGTGATGTATCGCGCTGTCCGTCTGGACGTTGTGTCGCTGGCAAGGATTTGCACCTTGCATAAGGGTCTTCTAAGTGCCCTCTATAACTCCATAGCCAAGCCAAGTCTGCCTTGATGCACGGGTTCGAACCGTCTAGCGTCTACCTATTCCGCCACAGCGACATATATCGCTCGTCTTTCCGAGCCGTCAGATAAAAGTTAAAACACACATAGAGAGGATTGCGCCTCCTTCAATATGTTATTTTGTCCTATTTGGACAATACTATTGTATCAAAAATCTATAGGACATAACAGGACATCTTTTACTGCTTTCAATGCTTCCGGGTGTACAGTCCTAGACACATGCCTATAACTGTAATTTAAGTTTACTGCTATTTGTTCCCATGTCTGAAAGTTTATGCAACGCTCAGTAAGTAACGCTCAGTAAGTAAAGTTCTGTATGTCGCGTCAGG